CAAGGATAATGATAAGAGAAAGTCAAACGTAGAGGGTAAGTGGATACCAACTAAGAATGTTGGCGCTGAGGGTCGGGTTGGATTTCATATTTCTCAACTGATACATCCAAACATAACCAGAGAAGAAATTTATCGCAAACAAAGCGAATATTCTGAATCAAGATTTAAAAATGAGGTTTTGGGAGAGTTCTATAGTGGAGCTTCCCTTCCCCTAACTGAAAAAGAAGTCATTGATAAATGTGCCGCTCCCTACAGCGAAATGTCAATGCCACATATGATTGTTCCGCCCAGAGAAACATTTATGGGTATTGACTGGGGCGGAAGAAATGATGTTAATAATTCTGGTGCCTTTACTGTAGCTACCGTTATTTCAAAGCAGGGAGACCAATATAAGATTGAAAGGGCTGAAAGAATTACTTATCCAGACCATCAGAAACAAGTTAATTACATTAGTGATCTTATAAAGTTATACAATTGTATTTCGGTGGTGGCTGATATTGGAGCTGGAAGCGTACAGTGTCAGATGTTGCAAAATGAATATGGCGATAGGGTAAAGTCTTGTTATTATGCCGCAAACCTTCAAGCCAAAATGAGCTACAAAAGTGATATTTGGATGTTGTCGGTTGATAGGGACGGATTCCTCGAAGAGTTAATTGATATAATCCATAGAGGAAGGCTAATTATTCCTTGGAAAGATCCTAAAAAGATAGACTGGCTCATCAGGCATATTTGTAATACAGAAATACAGGTATCGGTTCGTTCTGGTAACAACAGAAGAAAGTTTGAAAAACTAAATAAGAGTAAACCTAACGACGGACTACATAGCTTAAACTATGCCTATATTGCCTCTATTGTTCATTTGGGAGAAAACGCATTAGGTAGAAATGCTGTTACCTCACAGTATCAGCAGGACTTACCAAAAATGATAAGCGCCAGTTTTAATGGTCGTCCTGGCGGTATGAAAGTTTTCAACAGCTTGCCCAACATCAGTAGAAGCAACTATAAGAGATAAGAGGATTAGCCATGGCACTTTTTGAAGACTTCTTAGAAGCATTTGGCCAACTGCAGGACTCTGATACATCCTATATGTACAGAGATCAAAAGCAGGTTGTGAGAGATTACAACAACATTGGCAATCAAAATTCTGAAAAAGGACAAGATTCGCAATCAGATGATTATCAGCTGAAGGGTGAGGATCCACAGACTGGTGAAAAGTTTTCTTTGGATTTAAAAAAAGAAAATGGTAAACCTAAAAATAGGCATGAAGAAGAATGGATTAAGAGAGAGATGACTGTTACATTCACAAGTTTAAATAATAAAGACAAATTTGTTAGTGCTACATTGGGCTCTCTTTGCGGTGGTAAGTATGCCCATCTAGTGGATAAGTCAATAGAAGAGATAGCCTCAACTCTTAGCCAAGATGTAAACTCTATCTTTAATTATGCCTATTCATCTATTGCAAATTATTCAGATAGAATAACATCTGAGCAGGCCTTTAGGATATCAAAGTCTATAGCAGAAAACAACAAGATATCTTATTTCGATTATGAAAAAATATGTGCTAAACTAAATACTGACCACGTTGATGGATTTAATTCCATGCTTAGGTCTTCAAATATTAAAATTGCTTATCCGATGCAGGTTCTTGAGAAAGAAATGAAGGAAGCTAAAGATAAGATAGAGATCACGAAGATAGCCGCAGCTAAAGCGGATAAAGACAAGAGGGTTTCCTATTATGTGGATCTATTTAAGAGTTTTAAGGAATATCGTTTGTCTGACACTGGTTCTCTACAGAAAAGAATTGCTTCTGCATTACCATTGTTGAGCGATGACATTAAAGAGTCTGTTATAGAAGAATTGAGAAAAGACGCTATCATCAGAGATATTATCTAACTTAGAGGTAAAGGTGTTTAGAAAAACGAACTTAAGTAAATTAAATAATGGTATCATGAGAAGGTCTGAGTTAGTTAAACAGCCATCCCTTGAATATTATCGCCAAAGTCTTGATCGTAATTTGGCTGCTGTTGCCTCTGCTGCGACAGTGGATAGAATGGCTCCAAGGCCATTTTCTCCTTTTTATGAGGAGTCCAATCTTAATCTACCAAGACAGCGAGACGAAACAAATGCTTGGTCAAGACACTATTATAATACCGACCCATTGATTGGTAATGCCATCGACTTACACTCAACATATCCGCTATCTCAATTTGGTGTCAAGTGCGAGTATAAAGAGATTAAGCAGTTCTTCGATAAGATGCTTGATGAACTCAATTTTAGTTCGTTGATTTATGACATAGCCAGAGAGTACATGATTATTGGTGAGGTTTTTCCTTATTGCCAGCTTGATCAAAATACGGGCAGATGGTCAGAAGTAATCATTCAAAATCCTGATTATATAGAAGTTCGCAAACACACGCTTACAACTCCAGTCATCTCTCTACGTCCCGATGCTGAATTGCAGAGAATTATCACGTCAACAAATCCAGATGATATTGCATTGCGTCAGCAGTTGGATCCAGAAATTATATCTTACTGTATGGCTGGAAAGAGTATTCCTCTTGACAATCAATTAATTGGACACATTGCTCGTAAGACTTCTCCATATGATGTAAGGGGAACGTCGATATTGACTCGTGTTTTCAAAGACCTTATGTATCGTGATATTTTGCGTGAAGCCCAATTTACAATTGCACAGAACCATGTAACTCCATTGCGCATTGCAACTGTCGGAAATCAGGGCGACACCTACAGACCAGGTAGCGAAGATTTAATGCAGGTACGTGATATGCTTGAGCAGGCTACCTACGATACCAACTTTACAATTGTTGCTCATCAGGGCTTTGATGTTAAGTATGTCGGAGCCACTGGACAAATTCTTCCATTAGATGGAGAGTTTGACCGTATTGAAGATCGCATATTGACTGGGTTGTTCATTTCCAAAGCATTTACACACGGAGAAGGACCAACCTATTCAAATGCCTCGGTTGCTCTTGAAGTTTTACAACAGCGTTATGTTTCGTTCAGAAACGTCATTGAGCGTTGGCTAGAGCGCAAGGTGTTTGCTCCAATTTGTCGTATACAGGACTTTGCCCACTATCGTAATGGTGTCAAAGAGTTGATTATACCAAAGGTTGATTGGCAGAAGATTAGCCTTAAAAACAACCGTGAGTATCAAAGCGCTCTTGATGGCTTGGCAAGAGAAAACAAGGTTTCAATGCATTCTCTTTATACTGCTCTTGATCTTGATTACAATCAGGAAATTGATTACATAAAAGAAGAGGTTGAAGACCAGAAAGAAATCGCTTACAAACTACAGACCCCTTATCTTGGAAAAGAAAATATCAACGTCGCTACACCTGAGGATGAAGAATTGCCCGATATGACTGGTGGCCCTGAGGGCGGGGCTCCTGGCGGCGGGGGTGGTGGTATGGACTTAGGCGGCGGTGGCGGTGGTGACATGGGCGGTGGTGGTGATATGGGAGGCGATCTGGGAGGGGACTTGGGCGGTGGATTAGACTTAGGTGGCGGCGGTGGCGAAGCAGCTCCAGCAGCGGGTGGAGCAGCCCCAGCACCAGCAGGTGGAGCTCCAGCAATATAACACACTTTATAAATAAAAGGAAGTAATGAAAAGTGATTATAAGCGCCAGACAAGTCAATGCATGGGTGGGTCAACAAGTATATCATGAAGATGTTGCCTATCCAACCAACACTCTAATACCTGAGAATGGTGATCCTGCCAAGTATGAAAATTTGCCAGAGTCATTCAGCTGTCCCTCATGTAAAAAATTAGTTCTTTTAGGCAACCCAGAGAATTTAGACAACACCGGAAATGCAGAATTTACTTGCCCAGATTGTAATTCAAGATTCTCCCACAAGGTATTGGACAAGTCCTGGAGTCATTACGCAACAACTCCAGGTCTCCTTGACATTGGTATGGGTGGCAACACCAACAATGAGCAAATGGGTGTCAACTATCATCCTGGCGCTAATTCAAATCAAGATACATTTTCAAGCAATTTAGGAAAATAAAATGATATCTTTCCGAAAAGCAGACTTGCTAGATCATATCCCTCAGCCGACACCCTCATGGCAACCCCCAGTTCGTGAGCCACAATTTGGTGATGCGGTTATAGTTCATGATCCAGAAGAGGAAGATGCTTGGTCACATAGTTTTGGTGGACACATTGAGGATTTTCTAGAAGAGGGAAAAGACGGAAAACCAAAGAGGTGGATCATAAAAGATCAAGAAGATGATCTTTGGGGAATGACTAGAGATAAGTTTGACCTGGTGAAGAAATGAAAAGACACTCATCTAAAAACCCAAGTTATTTTGAAAGCATGGATATAGGCGATAAGATCACTGTTATTAACCGTGATCGCCTTAAGGTTGTTTTTGTTAAATCAACCAATGAGTCTGGTCAGGTAAACATAAATGTGGATGGGCAAGATAGAAAGAGTTTTGAAATAGATTACGATTTTGAAAACTTTCCTGCCCTACGTGAAAAATTCATAAAGAAGATAAAATATCTTATATTGAGAGATTTTTCTATTCCAGAATTTCAAAATGAAGATCTTTTAAATACAAGTTTAAAGCTTATAGACAGCTTGGATTTGGGATATGGGCTTAAATTAAAAAAGACAAAACCATCAAACGTTTCAGCCGTAGTAAAAGAAATAAATAAAGGCAATGGTGAGCAAGGGGATGTTTCAAATAATCCCGCCGACCTTTTGCCAAAGGGATATTTGCCAGATTTCATATATACTATTTATGCATCAAAAGACGGCAAACAAACTCCCATAGGCGTATTTTCTATTCCATTTGATTTGGCCGATGAGATATATGAAATTAATAATTCTGATGATATGAGAGAGTTCTTTATTGATTTGGCAGAAGAAAAGCTTGGTGCTCCAATTGAGGAATTTTCAAGATCATTGACTGGACAGACCAATGTCCCAGATTCACCAGGATCATTTGAAAGAATGGATAGTGGACATCTTAGCGCTCAAGATGTTTTAAACTTCTACAATGACAAGTCGCAAAGTATGGATCCTGGAAGCCAAGAATTAAAAGGTTTGGTCCATCAAGTAAATGATTTGATAAGAAAGATTCACGATGGCGATACTGTCACCAAAGAAGACCTACTTGCTACAACAAAAATTCTTCCAACAACACAGAAGATGTCACCTGTCAAAGACTATAGGAAAATGATACTTTTGACTGGTCTTGAGAAGAAAATCAATGCTGTTGAGATACTATTTGAAGAAAGACTAAAGGCTGAAACTGATGAGTCTAAGGTTGCTGTCATAAGAAAGCAGTATTTTGATCTTAAAAATGCCGTAAGTCTGGCCAAAGAAAAGATTGATGAAACAAAAGATATTCAACCAATTATTAGTGATATCAATAAACTTATTGAAAATGCATCAGATTTTATTAAAAAGTAATATTTAAAGGAGCATGTTATGGCGATGATAAAAAAGGGTGTGTCTTTTAACAATTCGGTGGTTGAGGTTTTGGATGGTCGTGACATGCAGTGTGAGCAATGCAGTACTCCATTAAACATGATGTCTTCAACTAATGGGGTTGTAAATTGTAGCAAATGTAAGCACCCTAATAAAGTTAAGGATATGGAGAGTCCAAATGAGCAGTAATGGATTTGGTTCAGATTCTAATGAACTAGAAATAGCTAATGGCTTTTATCGCATTGCTCAAACCGAATTAGCCGCTGAAGAAGCCCAGGATTTTGGTGGAGCTCTTCAAGATGCCGCCGCCCCCAATGATGCAGAAGCAGACCAGGTTGCACCTACTGATAATCCAGATATAGGAAACGATCTCCCAAGCCTTGATACAGACATGGATGAAATGCAAGCTATTAAAAACCTTATTCCGTGGGATAGCTTTGGTATCATTTTTGACACACATTATGCAAAGCTTCTAGAAGAATCAATTGGTTTGCCACCTACTAAAGCCAAGGCCAAAAGCTTTTTCATTTATTTCTCACCAGAAAACAAAAGACTGGAAGGTGTTGTAAACAAGCGATATATCGGTGGTTACGGAACAAAAGAAGATCTTGGAGATGACTTTTCGTTCTTAAAAACACTATCTCCTGAGGGGTTCTCTCCAGATTGGAAAGAAAAGCTTTTGACCGACATTGACGAGATGCCAGCCGTTGAGAACTCTAATATGCGTGAAAGTCTAAGGGAAAAAGCTAAAGAATCAGATGAAGACGAAGAAGTTCAAATAGGGGATGAGGTTGCCAAAGAAGGTATTGATGAGGTGGCTCAGTCTGAGGGCCCTGGTGAAATGGCTCCTCCCACTCCAGTTGGCAATGTAAATACTGATGAACTAGATATGGCAGCTCGCATGAGGGATATCGCTATGCGTAGAATGTCACGTATAAAAGCCTTCAAAAACGCTTAATTTTATAAAAATCTAATAGATAAAGAAATCATACAATAAGGTGGTTTACACATGGGAATGTTAAAATTCGGTTTTTCCTCTCAGGTTGTCGTTGATGCCTACTCTGATGTAGAGCAGTCAAAATACAATCCAGAAAGCGAAAGCGCTAGATTGGCTGGTGAACAGTTTAGAAGGACTGTCACTGCTGCTAAAGGCGTAATCAAAAAGTCTGCCGATTTTCTCTATGTAAGAACCAGAGCAATTGGTTCTCTTGAAAAGTGGGGACCAAACATGAATGGCGATGGCTTTCCAATGACGGAACTTGCCAAGTCATATCAGACATTTGTTGGTAAGGGTAATTTCATTGATCATAAGTCTGATGATATTACAAAGATTCGTGGATTGGTTATTGATGCATTTTTGAATAAGGATGACCAGTGCGTTGAGTGCCTTATTGCCGTTGATCGTAAATCACACCCACAATTAGCAAGAGACATAGAGACCGGCACCGTTAATTCTGTTTCAATGGGAACAAGAGTTGGTTGGTCGCTTTGCTCTGTATGCACCAATAAAGCTCGTACTGAGAGAGATTACTGCTCACACATTCAGAACTACAAGGGTATGAAGATTGGATTCTTGACCAATAACGACGCTCATCGCAGAGGGTCTTGGCCTGTTCATGAAGTCAACCACGACCTTGAATTCATTGAGCTTTCATGGGTTGCTGTTCCTGCCTTTGCTGATGCCTTTGTGCTTGAGAAGATAGCGTCGGTCAAGAGAGCAGTTGATAATGGGTTTAAAAAAGAGGAAGAGTTTACAACCGAATTAAGTGATGAGGAAAAGTCCATTCTTGCTTTTGTTTCGGCAAAGGATGAGCTAACCAATGAGGCTACCATGTCAAATAAAAATATTCCATCAGAGCTAGTATCAATTGCCGAAGGCGCATCTTGCAAAAATGATGAGTGCAGTTTTGATGCTCGTAAGCAAGGCAACACAGCAAAGCCTGATGTAACGGCAAGTGAAATGAGACGCTTGACCATCACCAATGAACGTAGTGAGTTCCGTAGAATTCCTAAAGATTTTGGTGCTGATGGTAAGGTTGTTCTTGATGGTAAAGAATATGAGTGGTGGGGTTCATCGCAAGATAAAAACAATTGGACCATATCACTTGATAGAGATGTTTCTAATTTAATTTCTGCCAAAGGACAAAATCAGATAGTTGATGCCATTAAACAATTGGTTCAGAAAAACATTGATTCAAGCGAATTGATTGTTGCCAACTCAGATATTCATTTAAAGAAAACTGGATGGGCTCAAAATTTTTCTGACGATCCTCTCATGAAGGGAAAAAGAATTGATAAGATGATTCTTGACGGTAAGGAAAGAGATATTTATCCAAATAAAGAACTAGAGGTTCCAGGCGTAGGTGATGTTCGTGATGTTGAACAGAAGGCATTTGAGGGAACAGCCACCGACGGACCATCAGGATCTCTAGGAAAAAGCCTGTCAGATAAAGATAAAACGTTAAATCACGAAGAACTAAAATTGAAAGAAGAGATGAAAAGAGCATATGTTAAGTTCTTGGCTCGTAAAGCTAACAAATAAAAACTGATAAAAACACGTCATATTTTATAAGGTTTTATTATAGTAGCGAAACGAATCTTATGATCAAAAGCTATACTTATTTTCATTAATACACTAACAATCCCAGGAGGATAACGAAATGAGTAACAGAAGAGAAACTAGAAAGGCTTACTTTCAAGGATCAGATGTATCGGTTGATAACATCGTATCCAACGATCCTAACAAGCTAGGCTATGGCTCAAAAGACGGAGTAGGTTATGACCGCAAGCCAATGGCTGTTCCAGTAGGCGAGGACGCAAGACCCTGGGAACAGAAGTGGTTTGAAGGCGCTGCTAACGAGACCAAGAAAGTTATGGGTCCGATTGGCGAAGAGTTTGATCTTAAGAAACATTGGCTCCGCATTCCTGAAGATTCAAAGATTGCAAACGCCAAGCTTTCAGCAAAGATTACAAAGAAAGCCAATATTAAAGATTCGTATTGGACAATTTCAACTGTCGATGCCAAGGGTGCAAAACAGCCTGTTATCAAGGCTACGTTTGTTGACCTATGGGGTAACAAACTCTCCAAGAAAGTTGCAGAAGAGTTGGGAATTCCTCAGCATGCTGACAAAGAAATTTGGACAGACAAAGAAGTAACTCAGGCTATTGCTGAGAAGACTGCTTCAAAGAATTATATTGACAATGTGTTCAAGTCAATTCGTAAAGACGGTTTTTCTTTGACCGCCTACCTAATGACTGGTCACGATGGTTTCATGAAGAGAGCCAAGAACGGTGGTAAAGTCTCCACTGCTCAGATGGAAGAGATGGTTGTCGATGCTCCTATGGTCGCTGATGCTCCTGTTGATGCTCCTATGGGCGATGATATGGGCGCTGCTATCGATAGCGAAGTCGAGAACACTGCTTCCGAGGCCGATGTCACTGTTGAATTGCTAGTACAGAAACACGAAGAGCTTGAGTCAGCCCAGACAAACTTGGTTGACAAGACTGCTCCTGAGTCCACTGCTGACGTATTTGTTCAGTTGCAGGACGCAGAGAAGATGGTTGATGAAGCTAAGGAAGAAATGGCTTTGGCATCCAAGAAGCTCCGTGACAAGACAATTACCGCAGCTCAGAAAATCAAGTTCATCAAGTTAACTGCCGAAGCTACCGAAGAGGCTATTGATGCTCTTAGCAATGGCGACAACGTTCTAGATAAAGCAACTCAGGCTATTGAATCAGCCGATGCCGCAATTCAGCAGGCTAATGAAGTTGCTGGTGGCGGGGCATCTGCTGTTGAGGCTCCTGCTGGTGAAGAGATTAGCGAAGTTGTTTCAGAGGCTCCAATGGCCGACGAATCAGCTCCAGTTGATGCTCCCCTTGCAGAAGAGACAATCAATATTGAGGCCGCTCTAAAGGGCAGCAAGGCTAAGGATTTTGTTTCCAAGTTCTTGCAGAGCCGTGCAGATATGCGTAAGAAAGCCGCTGATGAGTATGGTGTTCATCCCGAAGGAGCCCCTAAAGATGGCGACGACGAGATTAACAGAGCTCATCCAGATGGCGGACATACACTAACCAACGTTGAAGTCGGTGGCAAGCCTGGCGATAACGGCGCAAGATTCGATACCGTTATTGAACAGCAGAACCACGACAAGAAAGTTGCTGACAAGATGCCTACAGGCGAGTTGAGTGGCAAATCAGTTGCGGTTGCTTCTGCCAATAAGTTGGCCGAACTAATCAAGACTGCTAATGTTGATTCAGCTACCAAAGAGTTCTGGAAGTTGCTATGGGGCCAATCAGATGCCCAGGGCAAAGCTTTCGGAAATGATTTGGTTAAAGACGCTGTTCCTGGCGGAAACGAAACTGGCAAGGCTGTAGCCGCTGAAACACAGGCTAAAGTCATCAGAGCCTACGAGTTAGCTGACGAAGCTATCGACAAGGGTCTTTGCATTGCAACCGCCGATGGTAAGAGCAAGTTTGTTAAAGAAGTGTTGGCATTCAATGATGAGTCGTTCATTTCATTTAAGAACCTTGTTGATGCAGCACCTAAAAAGATGGAGTCAAGACTAGCCACCGCATCACTTACAACCAAGAAGATTCCTCTTGTTGGATTGAAAGATGATTCAGGCGAAGTTTCTGACGACATGGTTTCCAGATTATCAAGCTTAAACTGGAAGTAATACGAACAAAAAAAGTAAGAAAATAGCTTTATCCCCTTTATGGGGACTAATGCTAAAAAAAGGAGGAATAAAAAATGTCATTTAAGTTGCTATACACCAACGAAAGAGGCGCTCAGGGCGATTTTCTAGTTTCACCAACCCTAATCGCTGAAGCCGGAATGCTTGGCACGTTGCAGGGAACAACTTCGGGAAGCCCAACGGGTCTACCGCAGGTTATTCTTGCATCGGGTTCAGCAAAACTTATCGGTGTGATCGACGAGAATAAGACTACGCAGTTTCTTGCAACTGTTCAGAATGAAGTTGTTGGTACCGGAGTGGGTGCCTTCAGCGCAAATCTAAACAATGCAAACGTCATTGCAGGTACATTTGCCACTGGAACCGCTTCTGCTTTATTGACAAGCGCAACCAATGGTACTGTTTCTGGAACAATTGGCGGAACTGTGTCTTACTCGTACGTGATCCCTGGTAAAGCCGGTGACGACACAACTCTTGCTTCTGGCAAGGCTACGTTGTGGTTACAAGAGGGTGAATACGCTACGGATGTCTACGAAGTTGCCACAGTACTAGGTTCGGGTCTTCAAGCTTATACAGTTGGAAATCCACTCTATTGCTCGGCTAATGCTAAGTTGACCACCGTTCCAGCCGTATCAGCAAGCGGATCCACAGTTGTTGGCTATGTTACCAAAACGCCATCAGCAGGAAATCCATTCTTGCATTTCTACCTAAAGAATACACAGCCAACTAGCGCTGTCTAAAGTATTTAACCATCTAGTTTTTTTGATGAGGTGGCTGAGATGCCAAATTTTTTACCAGAAAGTGAAACAAAATCTATTCCTGTATTCAATGGAAATATGATTGAGCTAAGCCCAGTAAGACCAGGCAAAGCACGTATTCTTATCGCAAGAAAAAAAGCTAAGGTAATTTGCACAAATCCCTTAACGTTGAGATTAAATTACGTTAAGAAACAAATTTAAAAACAAGGAGAACTAATTCAATGTCAACAATGTTTAACAACGGCGGTTCAATGAACGCCTACTCAAAGAAAGAAGCATTGGATCAGCTTTTGGCTTATGCTCAGGCATTGGCCAATCCTGAAGCTGGAGTTGCTAACGCACCTATCCAGCCTTCAGACGCTGAGAAAGAAGCTCTATTGGTCAAAGCCCTATCCACCGAGCGTGGAAAGTTGGCTCTTGCCCAAGCTATGGCTAACCCCATCCGTAGGAATTTGGACTATCAAGGCGTAGGCCGTAAGGCTTTGCGTGTTGACCCACTTCCTCAGGGCGCTTTGGCTGTGTACGACAAGGATATCGACGTTAACGCAATTGTCGTTTCCTCAAACGGCGCAGTTCCAGAGAGCAGAATCAAAGGCGATCGTATCTCGGTTCCTGAGTTCGAAGTGGTTTCTAACCCCACTGTCCGTATCTCGGAAGTCAAGCGTAGACGCTTTAACGTTATCGACCGTGCCCAGCAGAAAGCTCGTCAGGAAATCCAGGCTCAAGAAGATGCCAACATCTTTGCCGCTTTGGAATTCGCTTCTACCCTAGAGAACAATGCTATCACGGGAACAGCAGTCACCGGTGTCACTCTTGAGAAGAGCAAGCTAGCCGACCTCTACTCAGAAGTTGACCAGTGGGACTTGATCACTGCAAGAATCTTCATGAACATCAAGACCTTTGCAGGATTCAGAACATTTACACAGACAGATTTCGATCCAGTTACTCAGCGTGAAGTACTACAGACGGGCTTGTTTGGCCGCCTTTGGACAGCTGACGTTATTGTTTCGAAAGTTGTTCCAGCAAGAACCATCTATGCCTGCGCAGATGCAGACTTCGTTGGTCCAATGCCCATCAGACAGGATATCGAAGTGTTGCCTGCTGACGAACCCAAGCAGTTGAAGTTGGGTTGGGTTGTTAATGAGTTGATCGGTATCGCCGTTGCTAATGCTCGTGGCGTATCGAAATACACATTGGCCTCAGCCTAATTCTGAAATAGAGTTAGTGTAAAAGAGAGCTCCAGGGCAACCTGGGG